ATTGAGCTGCAGTGGGTGCTCCTTTAGCACCAGGTTTACGCATCTTTTCTCCACTACCTTTAGCGATCCGTTCACGCTTGGCATGGATGTTTGCGTATAGTCCAGGCTTAGTCATTTAACATTTCCATTTACGAAGGGCTAGTGCTTTACGAGTAGGGCGTCCTTTCTCATCTTTCATCGGTCCTTTGACACCAGACATTCTAGCACAGAAGGAACGTTTACGGGGACCACCTTCAGGCTGCGGAGCTTTTAGGTTAGATCCGGTTTCTCTGTTGTACTTCTCTCGTCCGGCTTTCGTTAGTCCACCAGTGCGAGATTTATGTGTGCCAATCTTTAGGCTGACAGCCTTACTTTTTGCTGCCGCCACCTTTATGCCCTTTCTTACCACAAGCCATAATCAAATCTCCATAGTGTCCAGTGCATTTAGTGCGTCGTAAGCACGACGATTTCCCAGGAATGGGAGCATTTGTGTGAGAAGATCTGTGACTTCTCTTTTAGTACCGAGTCTCCATTTCCAAGCAGGTTTATGATGTGATTTGTATTGTTTTGTTGGATAAATACAACCACCTGCAAAAGATTGGATTTTTTCTATGACATCAAAATCAGTACTAACTATACAAAGTCTGTAACCGCGAGTAGATGTCCTTTCAATACACCCTTCTCCCTCGTACATGCCTGCCATCCAACCAATGTTCATCACCAAATACCAGGAATCAGCTGGCCAGTCAGCGCATAAGCACCAATAGCAGCCACGAAGCCAAGCATAGCAAGGCGACCGTTGAGGAGTTCAGCACGCTCATTGTGGGGGACAGTGTAATCTTTGTCGGTGTACATGGGTGGTTCTTTAGCGAAGATGTTTTGTTGACCGTATTCGTTATCAGTAATCAAGATTAGACCTCTCAAGTTTAGCAAACACATCCTGACGATATGCAGGGTCTGTGTCATAGCGAGGATCGCTCATAGCACGAACAACCTCAGCTTGAGAGCGGAATGTATCCTTTGTACTAGAAGCAGCTTTACCAGTCAACAACTGACCATCTACACCAACTGCATCTTGATAACGACTGAACAATGCTTCAACAGCAAAGGTCATAGCATTCTTATCGCCAGTATCCATCACTGAATCATAGCGATCAATCTCTTTTTGAGTTAGGTTATCAGCAGCCCAGCGCATCATAGAGCCATACTCATCATCACCACCAGCAATACCACGCAGATCAGACAAGTCAGAATCTGTGATGTCTACTTCTTTAGTAGCATTTCCACGCTCAGCCTCAGCACGGTACTCAAGGTACAGCTTAGCAAGATCAGCAGAGCTTAGGTTAGACAACTCCTTAAGGGTGTCTTCACTAAACTTACCTTGTAGACCTTCTTCCCAAAGAGCTTCCAGAATGTTAGCAGATTCAGAATCTTCTTCCTCTACTTCTTCAGCCTCTTCTTGCTGCTCAGGTTCTTCTTCATCAGTGTTACGTGAGCTGAACTTCTTTTGCAACTCAATGTAAGCTTGCTCTAGTTCTTCAGCATCACGAAACTTACCAGCAAGAAGTGCTTCCTGTTCAGCAAGTGCTTTCTCACCAATAGCCAAAGACTCTTGTTCTTCAGCAGTCAGTTCACCTTCTGGTGCTTCATTCGGGTTGTACGTTAGTGTCGTCATAAGAGGTGGCGTGGATTACTTTAAGATTACCGAGACCTACTTTTTCTACATAGCTAGTGCTGCGACCAAGTACAGGTGTACCAATCTTAGCTTTAGGAGCATACTTATTAACAGTAGGCTCAGGTGCTGTAGGCTCAGTGGTCTCGATTACTTCAGGCTCAGCCTTGCGGCGCTGCCGCTTGAGGGATTGGTTGTCCATTTAGTTGTGGATTCTTAGAAGGATCATTCATAGGAGCAGATGCAAGCTGACCTGCCTGCTTAGTCAACTCTAGCTGTTGCTGTTGTTGCATAGCAGCTGCTTGTTCAGCTTGTACTTCTTGCATACTACGGACAAGGTTAAGGACATCTATGCCTTGTGCAGCAGCAAGTCGCTTAATGACCTCTTCAGGGTTTACATAAGTTTGGATAGCTTGTGGTCCCATTGTCTGTGCAATGGTCATCAGGAAAGCACCGAGGCTTTCTCTATCCTGTCCCCTACCAATTGCATTAATACCAGCAACAATGGTAGGGCGCACGATTCCCTTAGGAATACGTGGAATGTCCCCAGTCTTTTGGTACACAGCTAACTTACGATTGAGGTAAGGGACAAGAAAGTCAACAGTCAACATGGAGAATAGACCACCAAGTTGGGCTTCCAGTTCGAGTTGAGTCATTCGAACTTCTTCAGCTGTAGTTCTTTCGCTATTCCGTACATTCATGATTAGGAATGCTTCAGAGATACGCCGCTCAAGTTGAGCAGACATTTCATAAGCAGTCCTAAAGTCAGCAGTCTTACCTACTTGAACAACCCCGATATCTTCAGGGCGTCCTTGAACGATTGCACCGTTGCCTGCAGCGGCCAGGGTGGCGGGTTTAGTCGTGCTTGAGGGTGACACTACGAAGACGACCTTAGCGGCTGCTGCAGAGCCTTCTACGAGTGCCTGAGTGAGTGCTTCGAGAGACTTAAGATCTCCCATAAACTCTTCTACTCTACCACGTCCGTAGCTTTCACCATCAACTGAATTAAACCTAAGTGCAATCCAAGGAGATGCTTCAATAGGTGCTTTACCAAAAGACTTAGGAAGGATTTTATCGTACACCTCTTGATGCCAGACGTAACGATTGTTGTCTCGCTTTACATGAGTGTACACATCTACTTCATCACGATAGGCATCTGCCTCATCATTGCCAGGAGTGTTAGGCTTTGGCTCTTGAGGGATCAGATCACCTAGTACTTTTTTAGAGATTCTCTCTTTGGTAACAATTTCAATTACATTGCCGTCACCATCTCGATCTACAACGTAGCGATTAAGAGGATACAAACGGAGCCCATCTTTACCCATGAAGATAAGTGCGTTACCTCCTACGACAAGATGCTTAAGTGCTTGGTGTACGATCACACGATCATCACTAGAAGCAATAGCTTCCATGATTGTCCTCTCAACCTTAGCAAAAGCTAGGTCAAGCTCAGACTTAATAGCAGGATCATACTGACCAAGCATTGATTCATCCACTTGTAGCTTAAAGAAGCTAGTCTGTGGAGGGAGCAAAGCAAGCATCAACTTAGAGGCAAGGGTGACTACACCTTTAGCACCAACTGACTGCCAAGGAGATGGTAAAGGTTGTGCTTGTTTAGTGAAGTCATCATCGTCACGAATGACATATGGGAGTGTTAGGTCCGCTGCTCTACGAGCTACGGTGAGATATTGGTTGCGGTCACCAGTAAGGAAATCATACCGTTGTTTAGCTGACATTAGATAGTAAGTCCTCCAAGACTACCAAGTGCTCCAGCAAGTCCACTAAGACCGCTGGTAAGACCAGTACCTGCACTAGAACCAATACCCATGTTACCACGTAGGAATCCAGAGCGACCTTGTGGACGACGAGGGTTAGTCCTGATACCACCAACATTATAGTTTTGGCCAGCACCATAGAGACGCATTGGTTCTTGTGTTTGGAGACTACTGATTGCCTGCTGAAGAGGGTCAAACATTCCCTGCATCTGCTGAGCAAACATGTTAGGCAGATTGTTCAACATATTAAGATAATCTTGGTCATCTTGGTTGTATGCTGACTCCACACCAGACATGTAATCATTGATGCCAGCTGTGATGCCCTCATCAATCCGCTTTTGGATCTCTTCTTCAGTTAAACCTGGAGTAGTAGTAGTAGTAGCATCTGTGGTAACTGTAGGTGCAGCCATAGTTTGAGGGCGAACAGCAAGCCGTCCACCACCACGGATCTGCATACCACCAGGAATAAACCCAGTACCTGGAACAGCTGCAGATCCACCCATTTGCTGACCCTTAACAACCATTCCAGCTGAGCCAGGGGTACCAATAGCTCCAGCCAAAGCTCGGCCAATATTACCAGTACCAAAGTTGGGTTGGTTAAAAGTTGTAGCTTTGCCTGCATCCTTGATGAGCATATTAGCTGCACCAGAATTGAGAGCAATGGTCTGCTTCTCTGCTTCTTTCAGGTTCTTATTAACTGTATCTAATTGCTGGATAATCTTCTGCATAGAAGTTCCAGTATCCTTTTGGATTTGCTGGATCTCTTGCTTGGTGATACCACCTTCACCTGCAGAACGAATAGCCTCACGTACTGTAGGTTTCTCTTGCTTGGCAGGTGCGCCCATTGGGTTTACACCAGCATTAGTTTGAACTTTTGCTGGTTGATTTTTCTTTTTAGGAGCCATTGTTTTCTTCTGTGAGACGATGGTTAATCCACTCGACCACAGAACGTTGGCCAGAGCGGTACATTATGAGATTAGTAGGATCATCCGGGTGGGGATTGGTTGGTGGAAAGTTCTCATTAAGTTCAGCAATGAGTGAGCTTAGCTGGAGACCATGTGTCTCAAGCGTATTTAGATAAATAGGAGATTGCATTTTGTAGTGTTTGTTGATCATCTTTAGCGGCACCTAGCAAAATATTGCAATTATGGCACAGCAGTCCTCTGATTTGATTTGTTGTGTGGCAATGATCAACAACTAAATACTTATCTCCTTTCCTACCGCTGTTTGTAGATGGACACATAGCACAATGACCTCCCTGCATTAAAAGGAGGTGATCATAAATGGCTGGTGTAATTACATAAGCATTCATAAGATGTGCTTCCCTTCTACGTGCTGATTCGTATCTAGCTTTATCAGCTGCAGACATTTGCCTTCTACGGCAGGTCTTACAAGAATGCTCGTGCCCATCTACCGAAGAATTTTTCTGGTAAAAATCTGAAAGAGGTTTATGTATACCACACTTCTTACAAACTTTACCCGTACATGGGAAGATTTCGGTTGTCATGCTCAAAGAAGCTAATCATTCTACCGCGCTTTGTTTCTACCAATTCCAACGCCTTACCTTGATACATAAGATTATCACTAGCTTTAAGCCAGAAATCTTTATTCAAATACTTGTTGGAAGAAGATGTCTTTAATGGTTGCATAATCCAATTGATAGTAGCCTTACGAAGTTTATCGAGACTAGGAGATACACTCAAGCCTAACTCTTCACATACAAGGCTATTACAAGCTACGTGAGTCCTTTCGTCACGAGAGATATCTGCGCTTACTGTTCGAAGACTAGCATCACCGTTAAATCTGAAGAATGGGAGGAGCACAAAGAAAATTGCACGCTCGGCAACCAATGCTTTGAGGAGCGTATGGTCTGGATGAGCAATCCAGGCGTCCCGGAGACGCTTGCCTTCTTCCTCAGATTTTTCATCAGTACCGATAGCATTGGCAATGTAACCGAGTGCAAGGTCATGGTTTTCCTCGTCCCGGATATTGGACAAAAGGAGATCCCTTGCCATTTTCGGTACTTCAGTTTTGAGAGCATCTTGAATAAAATCTCCAACAGGAAGTTCCATGTGGCGAATAGCCAAAGCACGGTAAATAGTTTCTTCCGCGCCATCTACAAGTTTACCAGCAACAGCTTGTACTGGTGTCCATTTACGTTTTGAATTAAGCAGTTTGTCGTAGGGGTTCATTACTCTCCACAATTGCAATCAGGTGCAGGATCATTTAGAATAGACTCCAAGTAATCATCTACTTCTGACTCATCTAATGCAGCATATGCACTAGTTTTGTCTTGAGTATCACTCATTACTTGAAGTGAATAATAAAGGGAGGTCTGCGGTGATTGCAGCCACTCTTCAATGAATACTTCATCGTAGGTAACTACGTCACTCCAAGAGTTGAAACTATATCCATGAAGAAGTCCCGTAGAATCGAGTAGACGAACGATGCCGTCCACTACTCGTTTGTATGACTCCCAGCCAAC